CTCTCTTCTGCATCTTGTGGTAATGAAGACACAAATTCTATAGATTTTATAGGCAATTTAGCCTTAGTATTTTCCCTACACTTAATTTCAAACTCTGGAGCATAGAAATCTTTTTAAGAGACATTTTAAATGCTTTTCCTGTACATTTGTTAAATGTTATTTTAGCATAATTTTTTACATCTTCTCCTTCGTAATTTTCTGCATATATTTCTGCCATAAAAGGTTTTATTTTAGAACCTTCTGAAAGCATTGGTGTGTCATATCCTATAATTTTTGCAGAATCATCTTTATCATATCTAATTATTCCACCTTCTATAAGAGCTGCTACGGCCAATTCAAGAGTTGTATTCTTAAGTTTTAATTTATAACCATACAGCAAATCTGGTGTACCCGCAGTAGCTAATATTCTTTCATCGTCTCTTAATTGTTTCTCTTGCCCTTGGCTTATCTCTGGGTCTATTTCTATTTCACTGTCACATTTTATATTTATTTTTTCCATATCAGTTGCTGGTAAGCCTGTTAGTTTATCCAGCGGTGTTAGAATAACCTTTTTAACATTATATAAAATTTCTCCTGTTGTACTCATATTTTAAATTACCTCCTTCGGTATTTTATATTTTAATCTTCTAAAATAAGCTTTCTTTTCATTTTCTATAAGCTCTGGTGTAATATCACCTGTAAATTCTAATTTTTCATTTAAGGGTTTCTGGGCCTTATTTAACATTTCATCAAGTACAGTTATATCTCCTAAAGGAGCGTATAAAAAAACATGAACAAACTGCCAACCACATTGACTGTTATTCATGCTTCCTAATTGATTTTCAAATTTTAGAACTATATAAGGCTCTATACATTCTCCCTCATGTTCACCTATTGCATAACAAGGATATAAAGGATCTATTAAATCAAACATTTCTTTTCTTGTCATTAAATCACTCCTGCTGATTGGATTATTTTCTTCCAACCTTCCATGAATCGTGGAGCAAACTCTTGTATAGCTCTTTCAAGTATTGCATATTTACCTTCATTGCATAATTCAAGATAGACTCCATAATCTACTTGATGGCTTAATGCAACCATTAATGTATTGGTATTTGTCCATTTTACAGTGGCTGTTAAAAATAACCTTGCATGAGCTGTTCTGTCTGTCCATACTACATTTTCTTTAGCCCATTTTTCCATATTCATTGCTATATTTTGAGCATCTAGTACAAGAGCTGCTTTAAGCTTTGGAGTAAATTCCTTTAACTTTTCTATAGCTTCGTCTAATCCATGCATTTCTAATTTACAACCATCAGCCATTCTTAATCACTTCCAAATCGCTATTATAGACATCCTTAATAATCATTCCTGGATAAGTTACTCTATATTTATAACCGTTAGCTTCAAAGTGATCTCCCTCTTTTATTTCTATACCTTCAGTTACTGCAAACATTGAGATACCTCTAGTTCTTTTAGCAATTCCAGCTTCTTTTACATTATCTAAAATCAAATTATGTTTGGTATCATCAAGAAATATGTCTAGCTTAGCTACTTTATCTGGTTTTTCTCTGCCACCTCTCATACCATTGCTTATTTTTACATTTCTCATAAGAATTATATGTGTTGGATTTTTAGCTATACTCCTCTTAGCTTTCAATTTTATCCTTTCTTCATTCATTGACCATCAACTCTTTTCAGTGATGTATTATAGTTGTATGCTTCTTTAGTTTTAAAGCTATTCGCTAGAGTGAGCCAGTAACTCCTATTAGATTCTGTCTTCAATGGCCCTAGATTAATTCCATCATCAGCCTGAGCTTTCATAATACAGCCTTGGTAGCTAGCCTTTTTAATATCACTATTATTATTTTTTAATAACATTTCAAGTTCTTCATCTGAGAAGTAAGGGAATTGCCTTTCTTGGAGATTAAACTTTAAAATATTTAAAGATGTATCCATACTTATTCACCTTCCTCAGCTGATTCTCCCATTTCTTCTTCATTTTCCTTTGGTAATTCTTCTAAAAGTTCGATATGTTCTTTTTCAACCATATCTAATGCATCTTCTATTCTAACTTTTAATTCATCACCTATCTTAAAACAATCTTTATCATATTTTAAGTTTACTAAAGCTTTAGCTTTTATTGTTTTCTTATTTGCCATATTAATCATCCTTTCTGTTTAAAATCTAAAAGAGTGGCTAAAATAGCCACCCTTAGTTAACTGTAGCAAAGAAACATTCGTCAGCTCTTTCAAATGAAGGCATACCTAATTGAGACACCTTTGTTTGAACTGTTACAGGATCATCTTTTTTCATTGTCATAATTGCTACACCTGTTCTTACTATTTCTACACTAGAACCTTGTGAGAACATCTTATCAGCCTCTTCTGGAGTTGTACCATAATAGGTTGCTCCTAATGTTCCTGTAGGTATTAATGTAAATTTTCCACTTGGAAAATAAGGTTCTTCTGTTCCATCTTCTAATTTATAAGAACCACTTACTACTGCTAATGTTACACCTGTTTTCTTTTTAATATATTCCTTAATTTCATCATCTGAAGCTAAATAATTTGGATTTTGTGGCCATCCTGATTTAACTATATTTTTATTAGCTGTAATCCATCCAAATGTAGTTGCATCTAATACTGCCCTATCTACAATATAACCTTCGTTTTTCATTAATCTAGTCCATCTAATCATGTCTAAAACAGGATTTGAATTAATAGTATCTGACCATTTAGCAGTACCAGCTAATACTTCTTTATGTTTTTCAGAAACACCAAAATCAAATACAATATCTCCATCCTCAGAAACAATAGATATAGTTCCCGCATCAGAAAGTAATTGCATGCGCATACGCTCCATTTGCATATCTCCACCATCTACAAGATCCTTGTAATTATCAAAGATTTTAGTAATAATCATATCAATAACATTTTTGTTTTGAGCCTGTGTAGCTAGTAGTAAGTCTTGTCTATCTTTTTCATTAACAAGCACTGATTCTTTAAAAAATGGCATTTGTTTAGTAACTTCATCTACTTGTGCTTTTAATGCTCTAATTTTTACTGCTACATCAAAAGCAGATTGTTTTAATACAACTGGTTTTTTCTTTGCACCTTTAATATATTTTAATTCCATTCCTAATTGTTTTTTTCTAGGGAAAAGAGCTTCACCTATTACTACTTCTGGTGGAAGCTCTTTAATATAAGTTGCTATTTCTTTTACGTTTATAATATCTCTCCAATCCATTTACTCATTCCTCCTTCTAATTATAAAAACATAAGCATCTTCATAGCTGTTTTAGCTTCTGATGAAACAATTTCAGGTAATGTTGATTCTTTTATAAATCCAAAAATAGTTACTGGAACAGTCTCAGCACCATGTGAATATGTTAAATTTACATCCCTATAAACTAATCCAAAAGCCTTATCATTTGTAACTGTAGATCCATCAACTATTTTTCCATCTTTACTTATTACTGTACCTGCCTTAAGTATTCTTTTACCTTCTACTTCTTTTACATCAGTTTTTTTAACCTTTACCATTGCATTTTGAAATAATTCTCCTGCAAATTGTAATATTGTTTTGTTTTCACCCATATAGGACTGACTTCTTTCAATACTCATATCTTTCTACCTCCTATGAAAAAATTTATTTTGTGCTTCTGTTACTTTTGTAGTTTCTGTTCTTTCTTTAGCTAAGCGAGCACCTAAACTTAACTTTCCTTCATCATTATCAATTACAGAAGATGAATCACCTCCTATATTTCCAGTACCTCCTGGAATTTCTGTTTCAAATAAATAAGCATCACTTTCTTTTAGAGACTTTACCTGTTCCTCTAGTCCTATGAAAGTATCATCAACAAGTTTTACTTTATCCATGTCCAAAAGAGCTCTTAATGCTTTAGAATTCTTAGTTTTATATTCTGCTATAGCTTTTTCAAACTTAGTATCAAAATTAATCTGATTAAGTTTAGCTTCATAATCCTTAGTTGTTTTTTCATTATCAGCTTTAAGATTTTCTATTTCTTGTGAAAGTTCTTCACTATCTTTTGCTTTATCCTTTAAATCATTAAGTTGCTTATCTCTATCTTTTAATTGTTTTTTATACTCTTTGATAGAATTATTTGCGGTATCTAATTCTGACTTTTCTATATACTTGCTTTCTTTTTTAGAATCAACTAAAAGAACGTTATCTTTATCTTTTGAAATTTTATCATAAGCCTTCTGTCCTTCTTCATCTCCCAATATTTTCTTTAAATATTCTAGTAATCCCATATTTCTTTACCTCCTATTTTAAAACAAAATAAAAAGACATATTTCTATGCCTACAATAATTCTGCTATATTTTTAATTGAATATCTTAACTTTCTGATTTGATCTCTAAGTTTATTATTTTCCTGTTCCATTTTAGGATAATCTTTATTAAACTTACCAACTGCATTTTCAAGAGTAATAATATAAGCTTTCATTTCACTTATCTGTGATTCATATTTTTTATTCATATCTTCTCCCTTTTCATTCACAAAAATATACTTATCTTCCATTAATCCTATTCATCTCCTTTTTGAACTCCTTTTGAATATTATCTATCTCCTTGTCAGCTACTATCTTATCTACATCATTAGTATCTTTAAATTTTCTTGATATCCTTATTTCCATCTTTCTTTTTAAGTGCCTACATTTAGCGTTCATAACACATACTAAATGTTTTTTATTACACTTAGGACATTCATAATATACTACTGTATACATTGCGCCTAAATACTTTTCCTTAAGTTTGTCTTGTGACATTTCAAATTCTCTTTTACAGTTATCACATATTGCTTTCATTATTTCCCTCCTATACAGCTATTCCGTATTCTTTTCCATATTCATTGTACCACTTGTCTAACTTACTATTACCTTCTCCATTAAGCCATGCTATAAGTTCATCTCTTGCCTGTTCTATAGGTACTGTTTCAGTAGTAAAAAAACATAAACAATTAGGATGTTGAATAGGAACTTCATTAGGTTTAAATACTTGTCCTGCATATTCATCACAAATATCCGTTTTCCCATGCATTCTACTGCTATGACTAGGACTTAGATTCCATTTAAGCCCTTTACAAAATGGATTTCTCTTACTACCTTGAATATATGTTTCTGTACTAGCATGAGTTAAACAAGTTCTAGATAACCTTTGCGCTTGATATGAAATATTTTTACTCATACCAGCTTTTAATGTTTTAGAATCAATTCTTTTATATGGATTAATATAAGCATCTAGTTCTTTAGCTAATTCTCTAACATTAGCACTTTTCGCTACATTAATTTTTATAAGAGTATCAATATCCTTTGAATTTTTTTTAGTTATATTCCAGAGTCTTTTATCTAATGTTTTAGCATCTTCATAATAATTACCACTTATAAGCTGCTTAGTAATATTAGAAGGCAACTGAGTAAACATCTTATTAAAAGTAGCTTTTATATCTTCTCTAGGAACTATTCTATCAAAATAACTTGCCTGTACTGAACTTGCTATCTCTGAACTTGATTCTATACTTGCTTTGATAGATCTACTTAAATTATTTCTTAATTCTAGTACATATCTATCAATGGATTTATCTAATTCATTTAAATATCTAGCATTTATTCCACCCGGCTTAGCTTTAGAAAGTTTATATGATATCTGTCTACTAGCTTCTTCATATATTTTTAGCAGTTCTTTTTCTTGTTTCTGTACTAATTTTAAAAACTCTTTTCTACCTTCAAATATTCTCCTTTGATACTCATTCATTATGAATCACCATCATGATTGTTTACCTCATCATCTATACCTTTTAAAAATTGGTCCTGTTCTGCTGCATTAATTGTTGTTATATCTTCTATAACTTCATTAAAGTGTTCTTCATAATCTTCATCATTGGAGAAATCTTTGATATAACTTCTATGGCTTCTTACATTAGTATTAACCTCTTCTAATGCCAGCTTTTTCTTATCTTCTTCATCTTCAGGGATAGGGTAGCGCTTATCCAGGACTATAGAATACTCTAAATTATTCCATTCTGGCTTCCATAATTCATAGCATTTAAACTTACTGCAAGCTTCTACTAATAATCTAAGCATACTCCTAATGTTAGGTTCCCAATCATGCCATTTTTCTTCACTTCTAGCTATTAAATCATTGTATATATATTTAATAGTTTTTGCTGAAGGTACATTTTTAAGCCTGTCATCAGTAGGTATACTTAATTTGTCATGCATACTTTTATCTAAAATATCAAGAAACATCTTAACTGGTTCAGCATTACTAAATGAACTTTCAACTCTTTGAGCTGAAGCTTGCTTTCCATCTATACTAACCAGGGCCATTAATGCATTAGGAGCTATTCTACAAGCATTAACTGTGTCCTCTGTAGCATCAATTACAGCCGATTGTCCAAACATAAGAAATCTTAGAGCATCATTAAAATCTGATAATCTTTGGTTATAACTATTTTGTAGCGGTTTTAAATCTGTAATATCACTTTTACCATTTTTGTTCATTAAATCCTGTTCATTAATCATTATCCAGCAAGGTATCTTACTCAATTTTGTTTCTATAGTTTTTGTTTCTATAGGATTTTCTAAATCTAAATTATTAAATGTTTCTATAGTTAATAAACATGTTTCTTCTAAGCTTTTTTTACTCGCCTTGCCCATTTTGTAAGTATATCTATTCCATAGCTCAGTAGTATCTGTTTTTTCTTTTAATCTAACAAATGTAACTGACAAAAGTTTTCTTGAGTCTTTTGGATCTAGCTCATAATTAAAATCATTTACATCATGGTAGTATAATCTTATACTTTCTTCAGGATTGGCTTCCATTCTTAAAAGTACTCTTTTCGTTACGGTTGCTAATCTAAAAGCTTTCATGGTTTCACTCCAAAACTGGCTACCATTAAGAATATCATCTATAAATACTCTTAATTCTTCGCATGTACTTTTATCTTTACTATCCCTTGGCTTAAATAATAAAATAGGCTCTTTCCCTAAAAAGAAACGCGCCTGCTTATGAATTAATGGCTTTATTTTATTATCTATAACTTGTGAAGGAACATAATCCAAATCATCAGCATTTATCCAACTTTGACCTAATAAAGTTTTATCTAATAAGGCTTTATCTTTATCAATTACTGCACCATGATAAAAATAATAATCTGCTTTAATTTTCTCTAATTCTTTCTTTTGATCATTAGTAAATTTTAATAAAGTTTGTTTTATATCAGCCATTAGAACACGTTTCCTCCTTTCTTTTTATATTGTTTAAGAATATTTTCTTTAAGCCCCATACCTTTTTCATACACCTTTTTATCGTAAGATACTGTTCTATCATAGAATGTTAATGCCACTGCATCAGCTCTATCTGGTGAAGTTAAACCTCTCTTTTTCATATCTTTTTTAGATTCAATTATTAGCTTACCTTTACTTGTTATTTTATATTTTCTAGTAGTAAGCTGACTTATTAGTTTTTCGTCCCTAGGTAACTGTATTTTAGACTTTTCATTTCTCATATGGGCTGAAAAGTTTTCTTCTAGAATATCTCTAACTTCTCCCCATATACATGTACCTAAATTAGCATAATATAAATCATAAGATTCTCCACCATTATTTACTGGAATAACATCTATCGGTAAGTTTTCTTCTTTTACTATTTCTTCAAGCCTATCAGTAACTCCACCACCTACACCGGTATCATCAATTTTAACCTTACATCTTTTAAGAAATGGATACTTTGAAAAGTACTCTTTAAATGTTTTTATTATATAGCCCACAGTAACCATTGTACTTTGTTTACTATATGAATTTAATTTAAATACCTTATCCCCTATTCTAGGGGCAATAATTGTTTCATCATCACCATATCTGGCAACATCCACTCCAAAATGAAGAATAAAATCTATTGCTTCAAGCTCATATTGCATTGCCAATTCAGCATATTCAAGAGCTATAAAGGTATCAAGTTCACCTTTAGGAAACTCTCCAAGAACTCTTACCCTATAAACATCACTATCCTCATGGTATTTATCCTTAAGCATTTCGATGTTTTCTTTTGAAGTTCTTGGGCTGTCTAAGCTACTAACTTTATGTGTTTTGTAGTGAGATCTATCTCTATTATGACTATTATAAAAAACTCCACTTGTTTTATTTGGGTTTCCACACATTAAGAGTTTATTTTCTGCTCCTGATAAAGTACCAAGTATAGCTTCCATAATAGGATCAGCAACACCAGAAGCTTCATCAACTATAAAAAGCATATAATCTTCATGGAATCCTTGCATGTTTTCAGGCTTAGTTGCAGTTTTAGCAGTAGCAAACCATCTTTCCTCTTCACCAATCATATATATTTTAGTCTTGGTCCATTTTAGAAAGTCTTTAACTTTACTTTTATTTAGCCACTTAGCTACCTCTGCCCAAAGTACATCATACAATTGCTGCATTGTCGGGGCTGTGGCCACTACTTTAGGAAATGGCCTGCAACATAAAAACCAAATAATTATAGATGCTTCTAATCCTGTCTTACCTACACCTTGACCACTTCTAACAGATACTTTAGAACCATTAGCTATATCCATCATTACTTTAGATTGCCATTCATCAGGGTGAAAATCTAACATATCCTCAGCAAAAGCTACTGGATTATCCCAATAAATATCTAGTAACTTAACAAATATATTAGAATCATCCATTTAAATTTACCTCATATTGTTGCTTCTTCTTTTCTCTACGTTTAGCAATCTCTTGAATAGCAGCTTTCCAATCCTTAATTCCAGCCTTAGATTTTTCTTTATCTAATCCTTCTAATTCTAAATAGTTTTTAACTAAACTTCTTAACTCTGATATAGCTCTACTCTGTGCATTTAAAAAAGTGGCCTGTCTATCCCAAGCAAATTGGAATTCATATTCCCTTTCTTCTGATGAGCTTTTATCGCCCCATGAATCTTTTGTTTTTTTCAATTCCTTTATCATTTCTTCTTTCTCTGTTACATGCATAATCTTTTGCGATCTTATTATCGCTGCATACTGTATCATCATTTGATCCCAAAGCATATCCAAAGGAGTTTTACTTTCTATTTCTTCAATTATTCCTAGAGTTTCTTCCGGTAAATACTTACTAAAAAAGCCATGTTTCTCTGCATTCTTATTCTTTGATGGAGCTCCATGACCTACTGCATTTTTTATTATTTAAGGGTGCACCCTTTTTTATTTTTGTGTGCACCCTTCTGTTTTTTCTCTTCTGACCAACCATATCTTTTTATCCAAGACTTAATTGTATTTAAACTAACTTTATATTTTTCAGCTAAGTCTTTATATTTCATACCTTGTAAGTAATCTTGTTTTGCCTGTTCTTTTATATCTGGTCCTCTTATATTCTTCATACCACCACCTCGTTCGCTAGTTGCTTTGTTTGTTTTGTATATAAAAAAGCCTATATAAAGTATAGACCTTTCTATTCACATCCAATATTTTCTTAGCATTCTATATTCATGTTATGAAATGAAGTATTATAATTTAAATTAAATACTTCAATCTCTTATATTTATAAACATCTCAAATTCTTTTCCTTTTAAATCAGAAATATGCCATAACTTAGAATAATTTTTTATACTTCCTATATTAAAGCAAATATGGTCTTCTACTTTTGTATCTAACGCTATTCTAAATTCTTTTTGATTTTGGAAACATATATCTTTGTAAAAATATCTACGTACACTGCCACTTAAAAATGATTTAACCCTTTCCTCATGATTTATTTTATTATCTTGGTATTTAACTTTCATGCATTCACTTTTTATTTTTTCTCTACTAAATGCCTTCTCTAAATCATCTAAAAATTGAATTGGCGAAATTATCAACACCCATTCTCCAAAATCTTTTTTAAAACTTTCTAGATCTTCATCACTAAATTTAAAGGTAGCTTTGGTTCGTTTTTCTTTTTCTTCTTTAATTATTAAATCATCTTTAGTTAAACAATTCATACAAAATATTGGTTTATATATATCTTCTTCAATTCTTATCCTTACCTTGTCAGCTTTTGCTTTAAAAACTTTTTCTTCACTGAAAAGTTTTCTTAACTCAATATTTACATTTGATATTAAAAGTGTAACTTCATCTATATCTCCTTTCCCCTTGTTATTTTTTTTCTTTTTCTTCTTCTATATAATATTTATAGTTTTTGCAATAAAACTCTCCATCTTGTAGTTTCTCCAAATTTTCTTTTTGTCCAAATTTAAAAAATCCTAAAACATTAATACTATTGTTCTTATTCATTTTCATCTTCTCCTAAAAATAAAATATTAATCATCTTATTTATTTCTACATTTTAGGAGGTTTTCCTTCTTTTTATAACAATTATTTCTGCCTAATAGCTCCCCTAATTCTCTTATAGCTTCTTTCACTCATACATTCTTTTAAATTGTCTGCTATATTTTCTTTTTTAACCTTTCTACTAGAATAGTAAGGACACACTAAGTATCCCTTTGTATTTTCTAATTCTTCTGATAACAAAACAAATTCTTTTCTACAGATACAACATACATAGCTTGTATAAATACTTAGCATATCCTCACATCCTTTCTATGCATAAAAAAAAGCACTCTATTGAGTGCCTGTTACTATCTTTTTTCTATTATGCTTTTTAATATAAGTTACCTATTCTTTTTTAACTTCTCATCAATAAACTTATTATACTGGTTTAACGCTGCATTCAATACCTTACTTGCTGTTACTACTTCTGGATCAACTAAGTTGCCCTGTTTTTTATTTATTAACTCCTCTAATTGCGTTCTTAATATATCTATATCTTTTAATAAGTCCTCTAATTCAGACATACTAACACCTCCATAATTAGTATTAACTACGAAAGTGTTTTTTATCATTTAAGCTATCAATTTCTGCTATGGAAGATAACTTAATTCTACAAGTAACTTATATTTATAAAACAAAAAGACACCTAGTTTTCTAGATGTCTTAATACATTTTTAATAAAAATATGGGGTTTTTACTTTAACCCAACCTGGCACATAACAACCTGGCTGAAAACAAGCTGTAGCATCAGTTGATATTCTAGCCCCATTATATAGTTTACCAATTATTTCTCCATTTGTAGATGGTGTTCTTCTAACATTCAAATATCCAGAATTTAGGTTAACTATATAATGTCCTGTGTTACCCCTATCATTACAGGGATAATCCTTATCCCATACTAAATATGTTCTACTAACATAGGCACCTGGTTGACATTCTGCCTTTACTTGTTTTGGCATCATCATTGCCCCAAACATAAATGATAAAGTAAGGATAGATACTGCAAGTACTTTTTTCATATTAAATCCCTCCATTATAATAAATTATTATCATATATGTAGTCTTCGTTACATTATGGTAAATTCCTTCAATTTTATAATATTTTTGGGAATTAATTTCAATACTAATATTTAACATATTCCAAGGCAATAATGATTATCTAAGTGTTTAAACAATTATTTCTGTCTTAATGCCCCTTTATGCCTTCTATAACTATCATGCTTCATCATTTCAACATAATCAGAAAAGGAGAGGTCCTCTTTTTTACCTCTCCTACGTTTTTTATTATTTCTGTTTTATATTTTTATTCAATTTCTTGTGCATTCCTGGTTGTTGTATTTCTATTATTTTTCCTACCTTCAAACCTCTCACCTCTTATCTATGTAATATGAATATAATCTCCTAGGCTGTTTTAGGTATGTAAAAAGCACCTAAGGTTTATATTCCTTAAGTGCTTATACACAATATTATATTATCAATATTTTTCCTCTAAATATATTTATTTTAATATTTAGCGTTTATTCTAAACTGTTGGTTTTATTTTCTCTTGTCCTCTTAATACCTGAAGTGCTTCTGCTACCTTTCTAGCAAAGTTTAAAGGTCTATCTATTGATTCAAAGTGGATATACATAAGTCTTGGATCTTCGAACAACCAATGATTATGAAGTGCAGTAACTAATATTCCATTTTCTCTTAAAATAGATATAAAATCATTTATTTCTTCTTGAAGAATAACTGTTTCACCTAAATTAAGAGTTCTACCTGCATTATCAGGAGCCTCAAATGAAAACATCGCCATTAAAGCTAATGGTGAATGAGTTCGTCTCCTCAATATTTCTGCATCAATATCTCTCATAAATGTTACTGTACAAACATTATCAGCTGTACTTAGAATTTCAGCTCCAAGTATATCAGCAAACTTTGCACAGGTTCTACAAAAATCTCTCATAATCATTTCCTCCTATTTTTTTATCTTAAGCTTTTCAATATTATATAGATAGCTTGTCTCTATATAAATATAATATGAAACTTATTTATAAGCGTGCATAAATGTTATTTTATAGCTAAATAATAGGAGATTAAAAAACACCCAGAAATTAATCTAAGTGCTTTTTAGTACATACACAATATATTATATATTTTTTATTTTAACCCTAGTGATAAGCCAGGAATTATTGCTATCGTCCCCTTTTAAAACGGCGGTTCTTTTCCGATTGCTAAGTTATCAGCTTAGACTTTGCACTGTGGATAACTCACACTTTATATTAATATTACCTTGCAAGTGCTTGTAGACTAAGTCTTATCCATGCAGTAATATTATAAATATTTTACTCCTCTTATGCTGTCTACCGTCACATAAGTATCATAGCTACTAAATAGGAGCGACCAATTAAGGTCGCGTTGCAGTTACCTTGTACGATAAGTCCCTGCTTTATATATTTTTGCTTAATATCATAATAACATAAGTAAATCGGACAATGGGGACAACTTTATTTTAAAAATCTTTCTGCAACTTTCCTAACACTTTCTGTAGTAGTTCCTCCTCCCACATTTGCAGCTACCTCTTCCCATGTTAGTCCATTTATATATCTTAAACTTATAATCTGCCTTGTTAAACTGTCCTCTATATCTTCTATAAATTCATTCGTTTTTTCAACTAAATCTATAAGCTCTTTTATTCTTTTATTTAATTTTCTTCGTAACCTTTCCGCCTTCCTGTTATATTCTTCGTAGTCTACACCAGTAATAGTGAAGCTTCTTTGCACATAAGGGAAATGAGAACTAGATCCTCTTACTTTGTCAGTTGCAACTGTATAATCTAAATCTGAAAGTTGCTTTTTAATTGATTCTATTTCAGTCTTTATATATCTTAATTGTTTTAGTTCCTCCTTATTCACGCTTGTCCTCCTATTTATTCTTAGTATTTTCTTTGTATAGCACCATTGTGGTTATTAGACTTACTACTGCAGTTATAAACAATATTATCTCTAGTTTAGTCATACTGCTTTTACCCTCCTAATTTCCTTCCCTTTTAAGTTATATATAACACCATTATCCATATCAATTTTAGCCTTTATCCTCTTTTTGTTTCTCTTAAGTACGCATGGATAAGTAATCTTGTAGTCTTCCTCAAATAGCTTTAAATCACCATCTAGAAACTTGTCCAACTTCTTTCTCCATGCTTCCATTATTAGCTCTCCTTCCCTAGTCTTTTATAATAATCAAACAATCCAATTTTCTTTAAATAATATTTTTTACTCAATATAGTGCCATGAGTTCTACCTAAGGCCATAGCTATATCAGCTTTTTGCATACTATCCCACATAGAACACATATATATCAAATCATCTTTAGTAAATGGTTTTCCATGATTTTCATGAAACTCTGGATTATATCTAAGCCTATGGTTTGACTTTGTATATTCTAACCCATCAATAGTAATTGATACTGACATGATTATTCCTTCCATCATCATACTATATTATTACACTAGTACAGTTAAGGTGTAGAAATGCATAGTTTAATCCCTACACCTATTTAGTTTTATATTTTTACTTTGATTTTTCTAACTCTTTTATTTCATCTAGCAACTGTTTTAAGGTCTTATGATTTCCATACTTTATATTAAAATGTTGATGTATTTCTTTAGGTAACTTTATAAACATATCTGAATCATTAAATTCTATATAGTTAGCTCCTTCTTCTCTAAATAATTCTCCTGGAGCATCAACACTAATCCATACTTGTCCTCCATATGTTTTAGTTATATATATATCTTCTTTTGGTCCCCACTGTTTTGTTAGTTCCTTTAAATATTTAGTTAAAGAGATAGTTATCATTATTTTAGCCATTATCTTTACTCACCTCTATTTATAAGTCATACCTAATTTTAAGCATTTTTAAAACCTTTGTTATTATTCTAAAATTTCTATCCTGATAAGTATCTTGATTTATAAATTCTTCTAAAATCTTTGTAATCTCTTTTTCTTTTCTTTTATAAACTTCTCTATGCTTTTTAATATCTTCATCAAATTTTTGAGGTTCAAACTCATATTTAGATGATCCCATCATTGAAAGTTTACGCATACACTCACCTTCTTTGGTTTATATAAAATTCAATTCAAAAATATATCTTTTTACTTTTCCCTAGTGGGAATCTTCTATAGTAACATTTACCTGTTTCTTCTTCATTTTTAATCTCTTTAATAAGCTGCTTAGTTTCCTCTAATTGATTTTCATTACAATCTTTTCTAAAGTAATCTTTACTATTTGTTCTAAATTCAACTCTATATTTATTCATTTCATATATCTCCATTTATTTGTATTATGTCTATTCTTCTTGAAGCAATCTTTTATGAACATCATTAATTCTTGCCTTTTTACTTTTTCTTTGAGATACTTCCATAAGCCGTAAAAATGTATTTTCCTCTACATTCTCAAATCTTGATTCAGTACATATACAAACGTCAGAATATGGCTCTCCACAATGTTCTATTAAAGTACATTCTCCACAATGCATCCCTAATTCTCCTATTTTCATTTTTCTAACCTCTTTATTTCATTTAATACTTTTTTTAAAGTCATGCTGTGTTGATACTTTATCCCATGTTTCTTAAAAAATTTAGTATTTCTCTTTCTCCATATTTCTTCAAGCTTTCTAAATAACATTCTCCATTCACTTCTCTCTCAATTAACTTTATATTATTAGCTAAATCTATTTCAGTATTTTTTTCAAATTCTTCTCTAGTCATATATTCTTTAATTTCATCAATCATTTTTTTACGTTCTAAAAATTCTTTTGATAATTTATTAAATTTATATGGCATATTAAAATAATTTGATAATGTCAATTTAACTTTTAAATCAATCATTTAACCACTTCCAATATTATTTAATATTTGAATTAAATCTTTTCAACGTTCTATATTTTTACCTATAAATAAATATCCCATGTCTGAAACTTTAAAACACTCTTTATCAATTTCTCCACTATAGGTTGATAGTAATGCACCTGTACACCAACTAGATTCAGTTATTAAACATTTTACTATTAGATCACCATTAACCCGTTTTATTTCTTCTAGTTTGGCTATCATTTCACTTATATTCATTAATATTCACCTCACAGCTTCTTTGTAAATTCCATAATTATTATTTCTTTCTCCTATCTCTATAAAATTTAAATATATTTTCTATAAATCCATGTTTCTCACTATCATATTTTCCATAACATCCATTTACATCAGATTGAATTGTATTATTACAATCATCACAGAATCCTGCTGTTACTTTTACATCTATTAAATTTCCTAAAGCCATTTTTTCTTTAGCAATAACATATCCATGGTGATGAACTGCTGATTTACCACAAACTATACAATTTGATGTAGCACAACATTTAAACATCTACAATCCCTTCTTTCACTAAATCTTTGAATTGCCAACTAAACCATTCTTTCTTCTGACTTTTTATATATTTGTTTTACTTCTGATTTAGGTATTTTCACATAATGTTTTCTAAATAACATTTTTTCTTCTTCATCTTCTGGCTCATAAATATCAAAATTTTTACCTCTGACTTTTTGCTTATGCATAGTGTAAAAATCACCTTTATCAGCATAACCTTCTAATGGATTTTCATTTCTATCATCCCAACTATGATCAAATTCAACTATTTCTCCATCATTGAATTCCATATACCATTTATGGAGTGTATGTTTAAATTTTCTTATTTCACATTGAATTAAAGAGTTATAGGCCTTAAAATATTCTTCTGTATAGCCATAATACAATCTACAAAGGCTATCACAATATCTAATCCACATTTCATTATCACCAAAATTAGGCATCCAATATTCTTCAACATTTGGATTAAACCCTGGAACTTCACCATCAATAGAATATTTTAAATACATTTTTAAAATATATCTTGATTTATCTGCACAACATGCCGAACCTTCTCTTAATTCACATAAATTTCTTATATGATTTTCTAAGAAACTATAATTTACATAAATAAAATTAGGTTTATTTTTATCTTTACAAATAGATGGTTCATGCAATGTACTTGCTAATAGTTTCATACCTTTTTTCAATCTATAATTGATAAAGCAATCAAAATATTCAGGATTGTTTATTTTAACCTTACTTTCTTTTGCATGATTAATCGCTTCTCCAAATATATTTATTGTTTCCTCTTCCGATTTTGCGTTTAATGCATCAAATAAACTTGTAAGGCATTTAGTCATTTCAGTATCCATAATTTCACTCCTTCACATTAATTTCAGCTCCTGCGGCTGCTG